TGGGAGGCCTTCCCAGGCGTGTCTGCTGGGATTCGGCGGCGTCCTCGAGGCGGTCTCTGATGGGACGGGGCATGATGTCTCCAGAACGAGCAAAGCCCCCGAAGGGGCTGATTGGGTTAGGCGCTCAGCGCCTTGTATGCGGCTCGGTAGCCGCGAGTCCAGTGGGGTGCGACTCGCGCCGCGTTGTGCTGGAGGCGGGTTTTGGGGTCGGCGTTGTCAGCGCCGCCCTTGGTGATGAACTGGGCGCAGGCGTCCCAGCCTTTGATGTAGTTGGTATGGTTCGCGTTGGTCTTGTTGCTCATGTTCTCTGTCTCCCTGGCCGCTCAGTGCGACCGTGGGTATACCCTAATGGAGATATCGCAGAAGTACAAGGGAGATATTAGAAAAAGGTGCAGAACGAGAAAAAGCCCCGGAGGGCTCCTCTCTAGAAGGCTTCGCCCATGCCGGTAACAACCGGGCCGAAGTAGTGACGCCACTCGCCATTGACCACGCCGTAATCGCTTACGGTGAGGGTGCGGCAGGAGCCATCCGCGGTCATCCACGAGTAATCCTTAACCACAATGCTCTTGGCGATGCCGCTGCCTTCTGGGCCATATGAACGGGCGATGCCTCGGAAGATGGGGGCAACGTCAGAGCGCTTCTTAGCCCAGCGGTCGCGGGAGCGGAACCCGGGACCAGTGGCTTGCACAAAGTAGTTGCTCTGCTCCCCACGGCGCCGGATGTAAGTCTCGCCGCGGACTGTCTTGCTCTCGTAGATGCTGGCGTCAAAGTTGCTCATTTTTCGTGTCTCCCGTGCGGTGTGTCCCGCTGACAGGGATATTTATACGATATCCCCGAACTGAGCACAAGGGAGATATCGGAGAAAGTTGAGAAAGCTCCCAGGGCGAGACTCTTGCGCATTGCAAGCGCTTCCGCGTATCCTTGCCGAGTGCAGACCCTGACGAAGACTCCGCCGCTCCCTGGCGATGCAGAGGAGCGCGATCGGCGCGCGCATGCTGCGAAGGGTCGCCGCATTCTGTCCGGCCAGTGGGAGGGCGATCTGCGGAAGGCGGTTGATGACTTCTTCCCAGAAGAAACCGCGCAGATGCTGGACGGGACGATCGATCTGTCCAAGAACGTCCTGGGCCGCACGGCCACAGAGATCAGCGTCCAGTATCACCGGATCCCGCTGATCTCAGCGGAGGACAGCAACGAGCAGGCCGTTGAGAGCTTTGCCAGCCGGCTCGATGCCGCTGGTGTATGGCAGATGGCGCAGAGCAACCAGCGCAGCACTTGGGGGATCCGCGAGGGTCTGATGCGCGTTGACTATGTCCTCCCTCGAGGACGGCTTCAGGTTCGGTCTGTGCCTGCTGATCTGGTCTTCATCGAGGCAGACCCGCAGAGCCCAGACCTGCCGATCCGAGTCACAGAGGCCAGGGTCCGCAGCATCGCCCGCGGCGGCGAGGCCAGCGATCGATGGACCTGGGATGTGGTGGACATCAGCGATGCTGAGAATCCGACATACAGGGTGATGCTGCCTCCCGATGATCCCAACTCCTCAAAGGCGCCAACAGACATCACCGAAGAGGTATTGGGCGGCGAGTTCGATGGCGAGGCGTTCCCATGGCGGATCGAAGGCGTGCCAGTCCTGCCTTATCTGCTGTATCACGCGCACCGAACCGGAAGACTGTGGGACGGCTGGCGCAACTCTGAGCTGATGGCAGGAACGCTAAGGGTTGGCGTCTACTACACCCACCTTGGTTTTCTGATGCGGGACTGCGCGCATCCCATCCGCTGGGCAGCTGATGCCGTGGTTGACGGCACAGAGGACCGCGGGACAGGCGGCGGCAAGCGCAAGGAGGTCCACGTCAACGCGGCGTCTTTGCTGATGCTCAGGAGCACCAGCACAGGAGGGATCCAGACTGGACAATGGGACGCAGGCGCAGATCCTGAGCGGACCCAGCTGGCGATCCGCGAATATGAGCGATCGATCCTGATGGACGCCGGCCTCGAGACCGATGACACCCAGCGGAACGGCTCAGCCCAATCGGGATGGGCCATCGCTCTGAAGCGCTCAAGCGTCCGAGAGAAGCAACAGGAGATGGAGCCCAACTTCCGCCAGCAGGACGAAGTGTTGCTTGCTCTGGCGGCCAGCTTGCTCAATGTTCACGAAGGCGCCGGGCTTCCAGAGACTGGATGGTCGATCACCTATCGCGGCCTCCCTCTTTCGCCAGTGGAAGTCGAGACGCGCACCAAGCAAGCGATGGCCGACATTGAGTTGGGGATCGCGTCGCCCGTTGATCTGGTGCTGGCGGCCAACATCGGCTGGACCAGGGACCAGGGCAAGGATCGGCTCAGGGAGATCCGCCAGGAGAACGCAGAGTTTGGCAACCGAGGAGCAGGACCATGAGCGACGGCCCGGCAACATTCACGCAGGCGCAGGTTGATAAGCTGATCAAGGAGCGGACCGCGGAAGTACGCGAACAGCGAAACGCGCTGCAAAAGCAGATCAACGACAAGGCCGCAGAGTTCGCGCAGCTCGAGAAGCAGGCCAACGGTTGGAAGGCGCAATGGGAGGCGGGCCAGGACGCAGGCGAGAAGCTGGCAGCGCTACAGGCTGAGCACGACGGCGCGAAGACCACATGGAGCAGAGAGCGGATCTTGCTGGGCTCGCTGGGCTCGAGCTACGACGAAGACGTGGCGGCCGTCGTGATGGCGAAGTACGGCAAAGCTGAGAAGCCTGGCGAGTTCGCTGACTGGTACGCGAGCACAGGATCTCAGCTGCCCATCGTGCGCGCCATCGCTCCACAACAGCAGGCGCCATCTGAGGCCAGCAACGGCGCAGAGCAGGCGGCGCCAGATCCTGTCGCTCCCAAGCCCACAAACGGCGCCCCGAACGTCGGCGCAAAGGTCAGCCCAGGACCAGACCAGCCGCACACTCGCGGCAAGTTCCGAGACATGGATCAGGCCAATTGGGCGAGCACTCGCGAGCGCTACGGCCTGAAGCCCAGGCCACAGAGATAATTGACAGAGGGCGGCCGCTGGCCGCATTGTAGAGAGCACAACCCGCGCAGCCATCAGGTCTAGCTCACCGGAACGAGCGAGGCAAAGCGCCCAACAGGAGGACGATCCTCCGAGGATGACTGATGGCTGATGAGGTAACTTTTGCAGGGTTCAAGGCCGATGCCGGTCTTGACGAGATCCTTAACCGGCTGGTCCATGAGGACCTGGTTGATCGCGCTGATCTCCTGATGACCGCAACGCAGATCGGTGATCTGAGCGGATCGGGCAGCGACACGATCAAGACTCCAGCATTCCAGCGAAACAACGCGATGGTGGCTGCGGGCGAAAACGTGGCGGCCGTCAACCAGGCGGTTGCCAAGCGGTCCTACACGATCGCCGTCGCTCGCCAGACGATCGCTTTTGAAAAGTCTGACTTCGCTGGGATCCTTGGGATCGCAGGCGTCGATCTGCCTCGCCTTGTCGCGATGGTTGTAGACGCTGCGAGCTTCCGGCGCACGGACATCATTGCGGCCCTGTTTCCCTCCTTCACCACTGCGAAGGGCACCAGCGGCGCGGTCTTGACTGTTGACGACATCTACGAAGCGCAGTTTGCGCTGACCATCGCGCTCAACAGCGCCGCTGGGATCGTGGCAGCGCTCAAGCCCAAGCAGCTGACGCAGATCCAAGACGATCTGCGGAATGAGGGCGGCGCTGTGCAGTTCCTGCCGGCCACTGGCGCAATGCTTTCGGCCAAGGGCCAGGGCTTTGCGGGCAGTTGGAACGGGCTGGACTTTCACTCGGTGGACAGCGTCACAGATGACACCACGGACTTCAGCGGCGCGATGTATGGACCGGGCGCCCTTGCCTATGCCACTGCATCCGCCCAGGAGGCCGCTGGCTCCATTCCGATCCCAACCGGCTCGAGCATCTTTGTGGAGGCTGAGCGCACTGCGCGCCAGGCTCTCAGCTCGGTTGTTGGCCATGATTATTTCGGCGCCGCGATTCAGGAGAACGCCCGCGGCGTTGAGTTGAACAGCGGAGTCTGATGCAGATCGGGCGGCGTAGGACTTATGTCCTGCTCCTCGGCTCGATCGAGTCCTGCGCCGCCCATCCATTGAGGAGAGAACGTGTCCGCGATCATAGGCAAGCAGATCACCGAGGAGCACCGGTCCGATGGGCCGATGGTGCCTGCTGGAGTCAGAGCCCGTGAGCCTTTCTTGTATGCGGTCCATCCGCACAAGTGGCCCTGGGATGATGCTCATGGCGATCATATGCCAAAGCTGAATCGGATCCCGATCACCAAGGGCTGCGGCGGCGTTGACAAGGACGGCAATGATGCCCTCTTGCGCGCAGGCCTCGAGGAGCATGACTACATCGTGATCCGCCCATCCGATCAGCGATTGGGCAAGTGGGCCAACTACACGTTTTCAGTGCCGCACGCTGGCGGCCGGAAGTACATCGTGAGCCGGTTTGAGGTAGAGGGCTCTGGCAATGTGGAGAGCATCGCCGGTCATCTCTACGTGGACAAGGACCAGGACCTCGAGCGCGAGTTCAAGTTGTTTCTGCTTTCGCAAAACATCGTTCCTCCGCTTGCCCTGCGCCTTCGTCGTCACTTCATCCTGCAACAGCGCGAGCGGGTTGCGCGGATCCAGGGCAGAGCAGAGGCCAAGGACTCCGCTGCGCTCAGGGTCAAGCTCAAGGCTGCCAAGAAGCGCCTTTCCAAGATGGAGGCCGCCAGAGAGCGGGCGCAGGGTGGCCCTGCCGAGGTCGCGTCAGCATGAGCGCCGGCGAACACCCAAAGGGCAGAGAGGCCATCCGCAAGATGACGGAGCACACGATCAAGAGCAATCCTGGGATCGACCCAAGGAAGGCTCACAAGATCGTCAAGGCAGCAGCCGATCGGCACTTTCGCCGCGAGCGCGCAGAAGGCCGCAAGGGCTGATGCTGTACGTCAATGAAAGCAAGATCAGCCTGAGAAGTGCAGTCGCGCCGATCCAGGCAGCGAGAAGCGCTGCGGCGATCAGCATCTCTGAGGCGCCACATGTGCGCGTAGATGGCCTCGGCGGCGTCTATGTCGTGAGTTTCTTCACATCGAGCAAGGCTGCGAAAGCTGGCAAGCGCGAGGGCGCACTGGTTGTCGCAGAGCACATCAGCAGCGGAGGCGTCAACAGGACCAGAGTCCTCACAGACACCAGAAGCTGACAACCTGCGGCGCCGCTTGGCGTCGCTCCAATGGAGCGCAGGAAATGGCAACACCATCACAGAGCAAGGTCCTTGACGGGGCACTGAGAAGCAACGGATCCGCGGCCTTTGTCAAGGTGGGGGATGCCGTTGTGGCAGATGCCGCCCTCGATGCTGGCCAGACAACCCTTTACCTGGATGAGGCAGCCAACAAGCTGATCTTCAAGGCGAAGTATTCGGACGGCACGGTCAAGACCCACGAGCTTGCGCTCACTTAGGCTAGGCGATGGCGTACGCTTTCACTGAGTCAAGAGTGGTTGATCGGACCCAGGGCCGCCAGACCCTCACGATCCAGATCTCAGAGACTGACGCAGCTGCCGCGTCTGAGTTCTCGATCACGAACCTGCCGCGCATGGGAAGGATCGTATCGTATCGCGTGACGCTTACCGCAGGATCTGGCGCTACGGTCAATCCCAAGGTGGGGACCTCCGCGGCCTTTGTGGTGGACAGCCAGAACCATGTCGGCAGCAACACGACGACTGCCGCACATGTCAACGATCAAGTCGCGCTTGGCTATGCCTCGAGCGATGGGCGGCTCTTCGTCCGCAGCTCGGTCAACGCGGGCGCGGACAACGCGATCAGCACTGAGATTGTGATCGTTGAGGGCGGTCAGAACTGATGGCATGGACAACACCAGGGGCAGGCGGCGCAGGCGGCGGCGGGACAGGCGGAGGCGGGCTCACATCGCCGGTTGGCGTAGCTGATGGCGGGACTGGCAAGACGACGACGCCTGAAGGCGTGGCGGCTCTGCTGGGGATCACCCCAGTCAGCAACGCGGCCGTGGACTTCTTCGTGGACGCAGTGGCCGGCAGCGACGCAGCAGACGGGCTCACGTCTGGGACTGCGTGGCAGACGACCGCGCGCATGGAAGAGGCGGTCCAGTACAAGCGCGAATGTCAGCTGTTCAACGAGGCGCTGAGCTTCACGCTGGTCGGCGGCGACAATGCCAGCGGCGCACCACTCGGCACCCAGCAGACCTATACGCTTCCGGATGAATATCTGCGATGGGGCAAGGTCACGATCAAGGCCACTGGCCGCTTGCGCGAGTTCACGAACACGATCGCAAGCACGACGGAGCTTCAGGTCGGCGGCGTGACCGGCGGCCTTCAGGCTGTGGTCAATGGTGCGCCGGGCTTCACGCCTGGGAAGGTGGTTGGCCTTTTCGCTGAGAATCTGACGAGCGGGGAGGTTGTCGGAGTTGGTCATCACGGCTCTGCGACTTCGTTTCAATACGCGCAGAGCCGCTCAGCGGGCGCATGGACGCCGTCGTTCTCGGCCACGGACACTGTCGAGTTCTACCGCCACGGAGCCAAGCTGGTCCTGCCGGCAACTGCAAAGCGCGAGCGCTGGACTGAGTTTCGCGTCGAGGACTGCGAGCTAGATCATCTTGGGCCGCAATGGTTCGCCCAGGGCACGACCGATCTGGTCCGCGTGTTCGTCAACGGACCGCGCCTGTTCCCTGAGGTCGGCGG